AACGTAGATGCAGGACATTTAGAAGAGGGTACCTATAGAATTTCATCTGAGTATATGATGCCAGATGATTATTCACAGGAAAAACCGGTGGAATATAGCTTTGATGATAAAGCAAATCATAAAATCACATTTAGCCTAGAGATTAGTTCATTTATACCTTCATTTGATTTTGAAGAAGATACTTATAGAAAATTCACTAGAACTACGTATGCTAATGCTACATGTGGCGACTATGAAAATCCTAATGGATTCTTAGATCCTGCCATGACACCTAATGTATATTACGATAGTTTAATTCCTGCTAAATGGGAAGCTAATGGAACTGAATGGATAAAGGTAGAAGAAGGCAAAGACTGTTCACACCCAGACGTTATAGATACTTTAGGTATAGAACAGAACACAGAAAGTCAAATTAAAAGAGTCTCTAGAAGAAGAAAACAATCAAATAGAATGTTTACAATCAAGAATGGCACCATCGACGATATTACATTACCAGAGCAAGATCAAACTATGCTTGGTGATGCATATTCAGTTAAAGGTAGAGACTATCCATTCGGAGGTAAAATAGACGAATAATTTAACTGATATATACTTAATAGAAAATAAAATACAAAAAATGGCAAATCAAGAAAACAATAAAATTATATCACCTTTAATGGAAGATGGCCAGGGCCATTTGTTTCATGTTGCAGGTGCTAATTTTAAAGTAACAGGTTCTCATATTAATACTGTAACAGAAACTAATGATTTATTTAATACACTAGTTACTGCTAACAACTTATTTACATTAAACGAGAGCGGCATTTCTCTTTACTATGATTTTAATAGCAAAAAGGCTATTTCTAAAATCGAAGAAGGTTCTTTAGAAAACTTTGATAAACTTCTAGTATTAAACGAGAAATTAACATTCTTAAATGAATCTGCAAAAAAGCTTAGATTATCTGGTGATAAAACTGGAGCTTTAAAAATTGCTAATCAAGAAATTAAAGCAACAACTAATAAATTAAACGAAACTAAGAGATCTTCAATTGCATTTCAATTATCTTATATAAAAGAATCAAATAAATTCTTTATTGGAAATATCGAAACGGTCTTAGGTTCTAATAAATTATCTGAAGATTTATTTGCTGGTGCATATATTAAGTACGAAGACAAAGCTCTTATTGAAATATTCGAAATAGCTGCTAAAAACTTTGATACTTATACAGTATTAGATTTTGTTACTGAAAACAAAAAAGATCAAATTACAGTAGTTTCTATGAAAGCAGAAAATAATGCTTTTGTATATAAAGTAAACGAAGATACTAAAATTTCTAAATTTTCAAAATTACTAGCTGACGCTGCAATTGAATTTGTAGCAGAGCATACAGGTGCTGATGTAACAGAATTATATTCTGAAGTTTTAGAGTCTTTAACAGAAAGAAGAGCTGCTAAAAATGAAACGATTAATCTTTACAACGAGATGTTATCTTTCTTACATGACCAAAAAGGTAGATTAGCCGAGGCTGATAGAAACCTTCCAGATATTAAATCTGCTGATAACTTGCTAAAAACTGAAATTAAAAGAATTTCTGAACTACTATCAACAACACAAAATGAAGACATTTTAAATATTGAAGATGGTTATGTTTCTGCAGAATTAAAAGCAGAGGCAGACGGACTTGCTAAAGGAACTCCTATGAGAGTAGACGCTTTAGAATATACTAACGCTGGCAAAGATGACATTCTTACAGTATTCATAAAAGATGAGCCTGCAAGAGTTGAAAAGTTTAAAATTGCATTAGATCCCAAAGACGCAATTTAATTACAACTTTCCCTAAAATACCATTAAAAGCCCGTTTCGAAACATTCGGGCTTTTTTGCATATAATAGTAAATTAAACAATACAAACGTGCCAAGAAAAAAGAATTATCTAAATAACAAAGATCTTTACAATCAGATTGTTGAGTCTTTAGCAGATGACAAGTTGACAAGGGATGCAGAGAAGATGCTAATTCTAATAGCAGAAAGAGCAATAAGAAAATTAGTATATGTAAATAGTGATGATAGAAATGATTGTCTACAGTTTGCTATATTAGATCTCTTAAAATATTGGAGAAACTTTAACCCTAAATATACTAATGCATTTGCATATTTTACAGAGATAGCAAAGAGAGGTTATGCAAAGGGATGGAATAAAATACATCCACAGAAATATAAGAATACAATGTCCATGGATAAAATCAATACTAATAACAATAGTCCAGAGGGCGGAATGTTCAATATCTAATGTCAATAAAAAACTTAAAACCTTCAGGGAATTCCGGTTTTGTACAAGGCTATTTTGAGCCACAAAACCCAGATAAGTATATCGGTCCAACGCCGATCATTTATCGTTCCTCATGGGAAAGAAAGTTTTGTATTATGTGTGATACCAAAGATAACGTATTAAAATGGTCTAGTGAGCCGGTAGAGATTAAGTATATCTCTAGGCAAGATAATAAACAACATAAGTATTATCCTGACTTCTATATGAAGACATCAGCCACTGGCGAAGAAGGTGAAATAGAATGGATGGTTGAAATAAAACCAGAAGCTCAAATAAGAAAGCCGTTACCACCGAAAACTAAATCTAAAAAGGCACTCAATTCATATAAATTCTTAGCAGAACAATACGTTAAGAATACCGACAAATATAAATATGCTCAAGCATGGTGCGAAAGCCGTAACATGAGATTTATCGTATTAACTGAAAAGACACTTAAGTAATGGGATATATTAAAAAGGGCATAAGAGACTTAAGCAAAGAGGCTGGTGGAAAAGCGAGAGCTAAATCTGCAGCTGAAGACTGGTTTACAGATTCAAGGAAAGCAGTTAGAGAAGATGCTGTACAGAGTACCTCTAGAAGATTTAGACCAGGTCAAATATATGTGTTTAGATATGAAGATCCAAAACATGCAGAATGGTGGGATAAAAACCCAACTGTATTGGCATTAGATCCAGCAAGCGGAAACGATTGTGGTATTAATCTAAACATGTTACCACCTAATATTAAAGAAGAACTACTAGATGTAGTTTACGAAAGATTCCAAAGTTACATAAAAGGACAGGACGGAAAGCCTGCAAAAAATCAAGGTCCATTGGGGTTAAGCTATGATGGAGCTAAAGGTTTTCTAGGTAAATTTGGATTTGATTTTGCGATTAGACAATATATCCCTAGTCGTAAAACTCAACAAGCAGTTGTAGGATATGAACACTGGTCGAGGATAGCACTTTGCGACTTTACTGATATAGAAGGTAAGGGAGTTGGAGCTGTAAGAGCCATGTTTAGAAAGCATCAAAATAAATGAGATATATAAAACAGAAATAATACTATATTATGGCAGGATTTACTGACAAAAGAAACGGACCATTTAGTTCCAACGCAAGACCATTTAGCCTCTCGAACGCATTGAAGACGCTAAGTTCTTTTGGTATGCGATATGATGACATGGTACTTAGACAATCTCAAGCGATTGGTCCTATGGAGGATCAATTTGGTTACAGAGAGATGAACCCGTTTGGATTAGACAACGACGATATTTATGGAGCATTCGCTGCTCTATCTATGGCAGATATTAATATGAAAAAGAACGTTCCGTTCTTTGATATTGATTATCCTGGCAAAAGAGATGAATTAAGAAGATTCTCAATGAATGATGAGGTTGAGGATATCCTAGATATACTTTGTGATGAAGCTGTGGTATATGATGAAAAGAACTTCTTCGCGCAACCATCGATATTAGGAATGGACGTATCGGATGAAGTTAATAAAGACCTTAATAAATACTTTAGACAAATCTATCACTACTTTGGATTTAATGGTGAACAATCAGCTTGGTACTTCTTTAGAAAGTTCTTAGTAGATGGTTACTTATCATTTGAGATAATTTATTCCCCAGACCAAAAAGAGATTATAGGTTTTAAAGAGATTGATCCAGTAACACTAATGCCTGGTTTTAATAAAGACGACGGTAAGAAAGTATGGATCCAATATAAAGATGATCCAGTAAAAGAAAGAGTGTTATATGATTCTCAAATCATTTATCTTTCATATTCTTCACTTTCAACAGCATCGAGAGTATCTTATGTTGAAAGATTAACTAGATCATTTAACCTACTTAGGATTATGGAACATACCAGAGTAATCTGGGCTGTAACTAACGCTTCATTTAGAATGAAGTTTATTATACCTGTAGGTGGTAAATCTAAAACTAGAGCAAAACAATCGTTAGCTCAGTTAATGAATAACTATAAAGAAGTTGTTGATTTTGATTTTGAATCAGGTTCATTAACAACAGACGGTAAACCAATGTTACAATTTAGTAAAGAGTATTGGCTACCTTCTAAAGATGGAGAAACACCAGAAATTGAAACACTAGGTGGTGAAGGACCAGATCTTTCTGATACAGAAGCTCTTAGTTATTTCCAAAACAAATTAAAAGAGGTTTCTAAAATTCCTTACAACAGATTCTTATATGAAGATGATGGTGGTGACTATGCATTAGCAGGTGACGGTATGGTAAGAGATGAAATCAAATTTGCTAAATTTATTAATAGATTAAGATCTGTATTCCAAGAAATATTAGTTAAGCCACTTTATATTCAAATGTGTCTTAAATACCCAGAGTTTAGCGACGATCCTCAATTCAAAACTCAAGTATCTTTAAGATTTAATGAAGAGAATGTATTTGCTGAATTAAAAAATCAAGAAATTATGCAGCTGAGATTAGACTTTATCTCAAGTATGAGAGACTCGCTGATGACCACTAACCAAGAAACGATGGAAGAAGAATACTACTTCGATCAAGAATATCTTGTAACTAAATACCTAAAATTAACCGAAGATGAGATTAATGCAAATAAATCTTACAAGGCAAAAGCTGCAAAGGCTGCTGCTGATGAACCAGAACCTGAAGATGATGGAATGGGCTTTTAATAGCTAAATCCTAGACTATTTAGAAAAGAAGATATATAAAACATGATAACAAATATGAGAATCTACAAAATATTCGAAGAATTCGTTGCCGAAGACGCTTTAAAAGCCGGCTAGGAATCTGATATTTACGTGGAGCCAGTAACTTTAGATGCGGGACCTACTATAAAATCAGCTGAAATTTTAGGAGCTATTACTGCTGCTAAAACAGAAAAAGAATTTAAAGACTATTTCTATAATGAGTATGGGCAAGATGCTTTTGCTGAAGGTGAAATGGACGTTTTAACTAAATATTATTTAGATAAAGAAACCGAAGACGCCGAAGTAGAAAAGGAAGAAGGTGGTGAAGAAAAGGAAGAAGCTGGCGATGAAGGTGGCGGGGATGACGACTTAGACCTAGACATCTAAAACATATTAAGATATTTGCATAATAAGAGATGATATATATTAAAAATAATAAAAACCATAGATATGGCAAAAGTTAACGATTTACTAATCGTCGAGATGTCTTCTTCCGCACTGAGCGTAGCTTCGAAGGACAATAAAGAATACATTCTTGAAGGGATTTTTGGTGAAATAGACACTAAGAATAAAAATAATAGGATTTATACTGAAGACGAGTATGTTCCACAGATTCAACAACTACAAGAGAAGATTAAGTCTTCTAAGTTATTGGGTGAGTTGGACCATCCTCAACAATTTGATGTTTCTTTAAAAAATGTATCAC